GCGACTAATGGCGAAATAACATACAGTGAGATAAAAGCATATTCAGAGCTTAACGGCACATTAAATCCTTTTGAGATTAAGGCTATTATGAAAATAAATAACGAAAAAAGGAAAGGATAATGGCTGATATTGCATCGTTAGGTATTAGGGTCGATTCAAACGGCGTTGTTCGTGCCACTAAAGATCTTGATAAGCTAGGCAGGCAGGGCAAGAAAACAGAGGCGGCTACGCGAGCATTAAAAAGCGCTTTTGTTGCTCTTGGTGCTGCTGTAAGTGTTCGCGAAATAGCAGATTTAGCAGATGCTTATACATCTATACAGAATAGGCTTAAAGTCGTAACTGACTCAACCGCCGAATTAACAAGCGTACAAGAAAGGCTGCTAGAAGTAGCTAATGAGACAAGAAGCGACTTAAGTTCTACTGCTGGACTTTTTACGGTATTGGCTAGAAATACAGATCAGCTAGGGCTGAGTCAGGAACGATTGATTCGAATTACTGACATCATAAACAAGTCATTTGCGGCTAGCGGGGCATCTGCTGAATCTGCTGCCGGTGCAATTACGCAATTATCACAAGGTTTAGCTGCCGGCGCATTACGCGGCGAAGAATTTAACTCCGTATCAGAGGGCGCACCTGAAATAATGCGTGCCATAATGAAGGAAACTGGACTGGCAAAAAGCGAGCTTCGGGACTTTGCAGCTACGGGCGGGATAACTGCTGAATTATTGATTAGATCATTAGAGGGGTACGGGGATACAGTAGATCGTATCTTTGCCGAATCAACTGCAACAATTAGCCAATCATTTACAGTGGCTAGAAATAATGCCATTCAGTTCATTGGTGGCCTTGATAAGGTGCAGGCTGCTTCTGGCTTGGCTGGACGCGGAATCGTAGGCTTATCTGAGAACCTAGACAAACTAGTAACGGCTGGCGAAATCGTGGCGCTTGTTTACGGGTCAAAAGTAGCGGCATCAATAACACTATCCGCTACAGCTATGGCATTAAATACAGCCGCAACATTGACAGCGATACCTGCAGCAACAGGATTGTCAGCGGCATTAGGCGTTCAGGCAGTAAGAGCAACGGCATCAGCGGTAGCGATGAACACGGCAACATTAGCCGCTAGAGGGCTTAAAACGGCGATGGCATTTCTTGGTGGCCCGCTTGGTCTTATATTCTTAGCCGCTGGCTCATTAGCTTTATGGGCAACAAGAGCAGATGAAGCAGTTGCTAGCACTGACTCGCTAGTTAAAAGCACTGATTTTTTAACAAAGAGCCTTGATAATTTAACCATATCGCAAGCAAGGCAGCGACTCCTTCAACTTTCAGACGGATTTGATGAGGCAAAATCAAAGGCCGACACACTTAGCTTTAGAATCGCAGGTCTAGCGTTTCAGCTATCAAAAACGCCAGAGAATACCGCGCTGCAAGAAAGTTTAATTAATGCACAAGGTGAGTTTGATACCGCAACCAATAAAGTAAACGAGTTTATACGGGTTCAAGGGTTGTTGAATAATGTGATTAACAAGCCTAAGGGTAGCGGTAAATCAGGGCCAGCAAAAGATATATCAGAACAGATAGTAAGGGATTCCGACGAGATCTTTGATGCTTGGAGGCCGCGTTTATTTGAAGATTTTGCCGAAGATGCAGAAGGCGCGATGATTGACTCTAAAGAGGTCATTGATAGATGGTCGCCTAAACTGTTTGAGGATTTTGAAGAGCCGCTCGATAAGACCAAGAAAGGTTTTGAAGAATTAACAAGCGCGGTAGATGGATGGGGCGCTTCATTTGCTGATGCAATGGTTAATTCAAGCGGGTCATTTTCTGACTTTGCCGAAAACATGATCAAACAAATGCAGAAGATAGCTATTCAAAAAGCATCACAGCCAATATTTGACAAGTTCGGCTCTGCCTTGTCGGGGTTTATACCTTCATTCGCTGGTGGCGGCTCAACTGGTACTGGCTCACGTTCAGGCGGTGTAGATGGGCAGGGTGGCTTTCCTGCTATACTACATCCCAACGAAACGGTAGTGGATAATAGTAGAGGCCAATCATCAGGCGGCGGCTCAGTAAATGTAGTGGTCAATGTTGATGCTTCTGGCTCAAGTCAGCAGGGTGACCAAGGTGGATTAAATATCGGCAAGGCTATCGGTAATGCAGTTCGAGCAGTGCTTATTGAAGAAAAACGTAACGGAGGTCTGCTTTCATAATGGCAACTTTTACAGCAACACCATCACAAGGGATTAATCTAACATCAGAATTTAGGGTTAAAAAGGCTCAGTTTGGTGATGGGTATTCTCAGCGTGTAGCCGATGGCATAAACACTATTCAAAGAAAATGGTCGGTGTCATTCACTAATACTGCAACGGCCATTGATGCTATTCAGCTTTTTCTTGACACTGAAAAAGGCGTGACTTCTTTCACTTGGGTTCCTCCGGTTGGCGATTCTGGCCTGTTCTTATGTGATAGTTATTCACGCTCTATTGATGATTACGACAATGAAACACTGTCAGCTACTTTTATTGAAGTGTTTGGAATATGATCACCTCTGATGTGCAATCACTCGCGGCAGGTTCAATTATTGATCTGTTTGAATTAGATGCTACTAGTTTGGGTGATTCGGTTTATCGATGGGCTAATGATGTAAACGAGCTTGGCAATGATATTGTGTGGAATGGTAATGCTTACGCTCGGTTTCCTATTGAAGCAGGTGGATTTGAAAAGCAGGGGAGCGGTAAGCAGCCAAGACCTACTTTACGATGTGCAAACACTAGCGGATTAATTGGCGCTTTAACTGCAAGCCTCGATGATTTGGTAGGTGCTAAAGTTACAAGGCGCAGAACCTTTCTTAAATACCTTGATGCTGTTAATTTTGCCGCTGGTAATGCACAGGCAGATCCAACTGTAGCCTTTGCGGAGCAAGTGTTTTTTATAGATAGAAAGTCGGCAGAGAATGGTGTTTTTATAGAGTTTGAATTGGCATCATCATTAGATTTATCCGGCATCATGCTTCCACGCAGGCAGGTAGTTCAAAACGTATGTACATGGGCTTACAGGTCTGCTGAGTGTAGTTATGCTGGTGGCGCTGTTGCTGATGTCAATGACGTGGCAACTACTGACTTATCAAAAGATAGATGCGGTAAACGCGTTAAATCATGCGGTCTTAGATTTGGCGACAATAACGAATTACCATACGGATCATTTCCTGGCGCGGGCAAGATTTAGCATGACTAGCGATAAACTAAATCAAGCGATATCCGATCACGCTGATGAATGCTACCCGCGTGAATGTTGCGGTGTCATTATCGTCAAAAAAGGCAAGAAGCAATATATTAAATGCCGGAACATAGCCGAGGGCAGCAATGACTTCGCTATACATCCAGAAGACTATGCTAATGCGGAAGATGCTGGCGAGATAATTACGATAGTACATAGTCATCCGCAATCAAATCCGCAACCGTCTACCGCTGATTTACTAGGCTGTGAGCAGTCAGGCATTGAATGGCTGATAATTGCAACGCTAACAAAAGAAGTACACACCTTTAAGCCATCAGGCTACATACAGCCGTTAATGGGCCGCGAGTTTAAACATGACGTGTCAGATTGCTATACATTTATCCGTGATTATTACGACCAGAAATTAAATATAACCATTCCTGACTTTGCCCGTGATGAAAACTGGTGGCTGTCGGGCCAGAACTTATACCTGGATAATTTCAAAAAGGCAGGGTTTCACGAAGTAAAAGAAATACAGCAGCATGATATAATCTTAATGAGAGTGGCAAGTCCGGTTCCAAATCATGGCGCGGTTTATGTAGGCGACGGCAAGATGGAGCATCATCAATCATTACGGCTATCAAGTCGTGACCAATATGGCGGATGGTACCAGAAAATATCTGTAATGATTTTAAGGCATAAGGAGTTATAACATCAAAACAATAATGCTTTACGGCTTTTTAGGCCAGAAATTCGGCAAGGTACACCGCTATGATGTAGCGTCACCGCTTGAAGCTGTCAGGGCCATGTCAGTGACCATTAAAGGTTTTAAGCAGGCATTAATTGATGGCGGCTCATATCGTATTTTATTAGGCGGTAAAGAAGAATTGGATATTGATCAAACCGCTTTTCCCACATCGCAAAAAGAGACAATAAGATTCGTTCCATTTGTTCAGGGTTCGGGCGGCTTTGGTAAGATACTTCTAGGTGCGGCATTAATCGGTCTTTCCGTTGCATTTCCTTATGCTCCTGCAATTATGGGTGTCAGCCTCTCAAGCATGGCATCAAGCATTGGTTTCTCTTTAGTCCTGGGCGGCGTATCTCAGATGTTATTTAAGCCACCAAAACCAGCAGCAACAGCAGAGGAAGCGGTCAACGCTCCTTCATTCATGTTTAATGGCGCTGTCAATACATCAAGACAGGGCAACGCTGTTCCTGTTTGCTTCGGGCGTATGCGTGTCGGATCGCAGGTTATTTCAGCAGGATTATCTACAGAGGCCATATGACAATAACTAAAGGTAGTGGTGGTGGAGGTAAATCGGGAGGTGGATCTGCACGCGTTGCAGTTGAAGCGCCTGACAGTTTACGCTCTAAACAATATGCTCGCGTTGTTGATCTGGTTTCAGAGGGTGAAATACAAGGCCTTGTCGATGGATTAAAATCTGTTTATTTAGATAACACGCCTATTCAAAATTCTGACGGATCTAATAACTTCGAGGCTGTGACTTTTGATAATAGGGTCGGCACTCAATCACAATCTTATATAAAAGGATTTTCAGCGGTAGAGTCTGAAACGCCTGTGTCGGTAGAAATAACCAATGGATCTCCGGTAGTAAGAACTATTTCTGGCGCTGGACTTGATGCTGTGCGAATTACGGTTTCAGTCCCGTCACTAACTAAACAGAACACAACAAACGGCGACATTAGCGGTACTAGCGTTCAATTATCTGTTGCAGTTCAGACGGATGGCGGCGGCTATGTAAATTCACAAATTAGTCAGACTAGTATAAGTTTAAGTGTAGGTGGCGGAGTAGCTAGCTCATTAACGAGAAACATAACTGATGCGGCAATAAATATTGGCTGGATAGGGGTGGCAGCAGCAACCTATCAGACCGTATCATACAGAGTAGACTATCGCGTAGTAGGCGCTGGAACATGGGTAGCTTTGAATACCGGATCATTTATAGGAACAGGTGTTAGAGTCATCGGATCACTGGGTTATTTTGGCGGCGCTAACTACGTTACAACGGCTCCAATAGGATCAAAAACCGTTCAATTCTCTGGACAAGCAGAAGATGCTTATGAATTTAGAGTTGTACTTGTTAGTGGTAGCGGCTCACTATCTATTGATGGTAGTGCTTCAACATGGATAGGCAGTGACACTATTCGCGGCAAGACTAAAAGCCGTTACCAACGATCTTACAGAGTCCCATTATCAGGCGGCACAACATACGACATAAGAGTCACAAGAATAACAGCGGATAGCGGAACGGTTTCATTGCAAAACGAGACATATTGGGACAGCTACACAGCCATTACAGAGGGTAAATTTACTTATCCTAACAGCGCTTTGATGGCTATCTCAATTGACGCGGAAAAGTTTAGCTCTATACCTACGCGGTCTTACGAGATAGAAGGTATGATCCTTAGCGTGCCATCAAACTATAATACTTTAACGCGGGAGTATTCCGGTGTTTGGGACGGCACTTTTAAAGCTGAATACTCCAACAATCCTGCATGGGTTTTCTATGAAATGGTCACAAATGATCGCTTTGGTCTTGGCGACTTAATCACAGCATCATTGATTGATAAATGGGCACTGTAT